GCGCCTTTGTCCACATCTCCCTCACCTGCATTTCTAACTGCTTCAGCCGTAAATACAAATTCATTCTTTGATAATCTTGCAGGTACATCGTCTGCTTTTTCCATACGTCCTATTGGTACAAAACCACCTTCAGCTCTTAAATCCATTTCTTTACCACCCATATCTAATAGTGGCATAGTTTTCTTTGCTACTGGCTCATCCATAAAACCACCTTCAGCTGAAAATCTTCTATACAATCCTTCTCCTCTGTAAGCGCTTTCAGGAATACCATTATCTGCTAATATTGTTTGTGCTTCTGCTTCTGTTTCTTCACCTGTACCAAGACCTAGTAATGGTAATAATGATGCTGCTGTGATTGCTGCACCTATACCACCACCTGGAAATTTAGACAATAAACCACCAGCTCTTTCTCCAATACCTTGTTTATAAGTCATTGGTCCTAATAATTTATCAGCAAGAAAACCTTTTGATGTTGCAAATCCTTTTGCTATATTACCAAAATTAAAAGCAGCGCTTGGAGCAAAACTTTTAGCTCCTAATGCACCTAAACCATAAGCACTAAGTCCACCTACTAATGCAGCTTTACCTATTGGTGACTTTGCAACTTTCTTAACAACGTTTGTTGCTTTTTTAACAATATCACCTATTCCGTATGCTTGTCTTATTTTATCTCCTATCATACCACCTTCTGCAAAAGAACCCATTTCTGCAGCTGATCCGCTACCGCCCATAAAACCTCTATCTTGCGAAAAGTCAGATTGATAACCACCAATACCTCTAGCTTTATTATCTTGTTGAATTAATTCTGTTTGAACTCTTGGACGTATAATATCACCACTTTTTTCCATAACTTTATTCAGGGCTTTTTGTTTTAAAATTTCTTTTGCTAAAGCAGGTCCACTAGTTAATCCACCACTTAATATAAAAGCTAAACCTCTTCCAATTGTTCCAGTGCTAAATTGATTTGTTAAATCATCTTCACCAAGAGGTCCTAATATTTCACCTCCGTTTGATAATAATTGTTTATATTGTTGTGCGTTTGTTATGGCCATTTATCTATCTTATTTTGTTTTACTAAATAAATCAAGACTTGGCATTACTACTGTTACGTCTCTTTTAATGTCTTCAGGCGATATACCCTTTGCTTTCCATTCGTTATCGTCCTTATATTCTTCGCCGGTCTTTTTATTTGTTATTTTTTCTATAATTTTGTCTGGATATATTGTTTGCATTATGTTGTTACCTCTCTTGGCTGGATTTCTAATATTGAAGCTATAACGTGCAGCTCGTTCGCGTCAGAAGCCTGTACCTTTAGTATCTCACCTTCTTCCATTATAAGTGGGTTAGTTAAAAGTTCTGTTGTGGTGATTGTTGCTATAGTCTTTGTTTTAAATAAACTAAATATGTTGCTACTAGCATCTACTAAAGTAATATCTATGTTGCAACCAGATCCTGAGTCATTAGAAACTAACAAAGATTTTACAACAGCTGTTTTAAAACTAGGCACTGTATAAAGTGTAGTAAGATCTGTTGTAGTTAAATCTACTTTTTTATTTATAAAACTATTAGCCATTAATTAATAAAGAAGTTTTGAGCTTCTACCTCGTCTTTTAATTCTTGTTGATATGTAGTATTTAGTTTTACTATAATACCATCTAAATCTCTAGTCTGTGCTTCTGCCACAGTATAATCATAAACTTGTGCCGGCCTTGTTAATACTTGTACTATCTTAGCCATTATCTACGTCCATCTGGTTGTGTGTCTAATCTAAAAGTTCCTAGCTTCCAACTTTGAGACGCACCTGTGTTTGCTATCTTTAATGAAATCGCTCTTGCTCTTGCCCGTGTATCTACTTTTTGAGTAGAGGATGAAATTGTAAATGGTCCAAGTGCTGAACTTACAGCAGTATCGTTTGGAAAATTTCTTAATTGTAATGTAATTTGTGTGTTTCCTGTTTGAGATATAAAGTCAGGTATAAACCTTCTTATCTTCATTAGAAACTCTCCATCACCTTTAAACGTTGCAACACCTGTTGCTTGTCCAGTTCCTTGTGCTCTTTGTTGTGTAATGTCATAATCTCCTGAAGTTATGTTCGCTGTTATAGCTGTAATAGTACCATTTTTATTTTGATCTGTTCCTGTTTCGTGTTCATAGTATGCTGTTCTACCTTCAGTATTACCAACAACATCGAAAGATGTATCAGTGCTTGCATCATATTCTAAAGCGTGCGGTAAACTAAATACTGCTGAATCTTGCCACATTGTTCTAGCAAGTGTGCCAACAGTCCAAACAGGTCTTTGTGGTGATGAATCAAAATAATTATATGCAACCATTTTGTTTACAACAGATGATGTTGAACTAGGATAAAACCATATAACTTCACCAAACAAATTATTTAATCCAGCAGATATCATTTGGTTACCAGACTCTATATTTATATCATCGTAAACATGGTCCTCTACTAAACACGGTAATGATTCTAATTTACCAGCATATCTAAAGAAACCATTTTCTGACATCCAATATGCAGCACCATCAACTTCAACACATGCGTTTTGTCCTGCAAGTCCACAGTTAGTACCAACTTGTGAAAAAGCAAATGTAAATGGTTGACCAACAAAACGTTGTGTAAATAAAGCTGTATCAGTCCAAACATAAATTGCATCTCTACCTCTAATAGCTCCTCTAATTTGAGATCCATCAGCAAGTCTTTGTGTACCAGCATCATTAGTTGCTGTAGGTGTATAAGTATTAATATCCTCAACCGCAGAGAATCTAATAAACATATCATCTTGTGTTGCTGTATTACCTATTGTTGTTTCTGTTCCATAAAAAACTAAGTGACGATCTGGTGTTGATACTACCATGTGTCTTGATGCAGTTGGTGCACCAGTTATAATAGTTGCTCTTGTTTCTGTTGCATTTGATAAACTAGAATCCCATTCAAAACATGCACTGTCGTGAATTAAACAAATAGATTTATCACCAAAATTATCTAATGACCACATACCAGGTTCTAATACTAAATCACCTGATGCTGCTTCACCCCATGCAACAAAGTTTGTTGTGTTAGTTACCGTTGCACCATCACTATGTGATGCTCTTGTTGTTCCTCTAACAGCTCTAGTAATTCCAGTTAAAGTTGTTCCACTTGTTACACCAGTATAAGATATCTCTTCTGTTCCGACTTGAATAAAATTTGTTCCTGTGCTTGGAAATTGACTTGCGTCTGCTAAAACTATTGATGTGCCAGATCCACCTGTTCCAAAAGCATTATCACCTAAAGAACCATTTAATGTTGTAGTAACAGCTGATGTATCTTCACCACTCCATGATCCAAGACCCCAACCAAATCCTTTTTCTTGAACTGCTGAACCTACGGTGTAATAATGTTGAACTCTAATACCACCAGATGTAGCTGCACCAGCTCCTGTTTCATTAGACGGCATTGTAATTGTTAGTGTTGTAGTTGTTGGCACAGATGTCACCATAAATTTTTTATTATCAAAATCACTAGCTCCAAAATTAGATCCCGTAATTGTAGTAAAATTATCTAATAATATAATATCTTGTGGATTAATGTTGTGACCAGTTGAGAAAGTTATTGTAACAGTTGGTGATCCATTAACTGTGCTAAATGCACTTGTAAGCGT